CTAAATCGCTAAAGAAAGTATCAATTTCGCTTTGTAAATCTGCAAAATCTTCAATCGCATTTCGTGAAGCTAAAAGAGATGCTAAAACTTCGCTGTTCAGGTTTTTAAGTTCGTATCCGTATTCTTCCGCTATTTCTAAACTATCGTTCAGTGATGGGTCATTTTCTTTTAAATATTCAATTGCATTAGCATAATATAGAATTTCAATGTCAAATCCTCTGTTATCCTGCACAATATCAAAAATGCTGTTATAGGCATCATTAAAATCTATGTCGTCGTATTCTCTAACGTAATCAGTAATTACAACATCAGTGCTTAAACCGTTTAAAAAGTCTACAATTCTCTGTGTTGTCTCTTCGTTTAAAGTTTTCATAATATATGCGGCTTTTATAGTGTACGCCCCACTGTTTTAAAATAAATGATTAAATGTTAGTTAATTGATTAAAGTATTAATTTGATTATTTGAGGTTATTATTTGCTTTTTGATTAAAATTATAACAGTCTTTTTATCTTTAAATGATAAATGAGCGTAATTATTAGGTAGGTAGTTGAGTAGTAACTGTTTCATGTTTAATAATTTTTAAATGTAATATTTATCTGCTGTGAACTCTTTATCAAAAACTACCATTGAACGATTTGAATCGGGATAGCTTCTAACCAATGCTTGCGCATCTTCTCGGGTTAATCCTTTTCTAATTATTTCACGTCTGCTAGATACTCTAAAAACTTTGAACACTTTATAAGTGCCGATATATTGTCTTTCCATATTTCAAAGCGGTGTTTTAAGTTGTGGTAGTCCGCTACTGCCAAAATCTCAAGCCGTTTAAGCGTTGAGTTGGCAGACTTGCAACCTTGCAAGTAAACAAGTATTATTAATATTTAAAATATGGCTTAAAACTTAAAGTAGTAGTTTCAGTATAATGTTTCTTTGCATCCTTGTAATTTTGTAAAACTTCCGCCATCGTAGCAACCGCACAAAAACGTGTTTCCGTCGTACCACTTAAACGAGTAGCGACCAATTTCCAAGTCTTTAAAATAGGTGCATTTAATGAACGTACCAAACGAACGTTAAATGAATAATCTTTAATTAATTTATGTGCTATTGATTTATAATACTTAGTAACGTCTAAACCATTTATAAAAACCTGGTTTAATTCGGGTGCGTATGTGTGAACGCTAAATGTTAAGTTATTCATGATTTGCAAGGTTTTAAATAATTGTTATAAAAATATGTTAGCTGATATATACTCTTTAACAAACTCAAGATCGTTATCAATATCTTCGTCCGTTAATTTATTATACTTCAATAAATCGTGTAATACTTCCGCGTGTTTCTCAAAGGTAAAATCTTCGCCTAGCATTGAGGCTACTAATAATGATAATCTTTCCATGTTTGCAAGGTTAATCGTTAGCCTCATTGCTTCCGACAAAACAAAGATGAAAAACATTATTTAAAATATCAAGAGAGAGCACTCTTTTATTTTAAGAAACGCAATAAATAAACTTAACTCGCTGTAAATCAATGAGAATAATTTCAATATAATTTACTAAAAAAAGCGACCACAAACCAGGATCAGAACTACTAAACCTAAATAGCGCTTTCTTCGCACTCAACCAACCGATAATTAGATCCTATATAATCAACTAAATAAGGCGTAGGAGCAAATAATTTAGCGTGCCCCTTAGTAGTGCCAACAATCTCAATCAAGCCTTTAGAACAGAGCAAAAGCAATTTGTCATTCATACTAACATAGTTAACACTAGCAGTACAAACAATATTACATAACTCTTGACAACTTAAACCAAAACCAGTTTTAATATATTCAGCATAAACAACTAATAAAACATTATAACAGTAGGGCGTTATCTTTAAATTATCACTTAAACGCTTATTCAATATAGTTATAGAAACAAGCTCCATTACGGATAGGGAAGGACTAAAGAGGTTATCCCTCTTTCCTTCTTGTTTAGTAGCTATCATAAGAGCAAAGATAAGGGATTAATTTAAGAGTAGAAAGGGCTTAAATGAAACGTTTACACGGTAAAACACTTTTAGTACTTGGGTTTGATAGGGTTTTTAAAATGGAGGGCTTACAAGTCTTTAGATCAAGCCATGCGCTTGGGTTGAATGCAGTTGCATACGATTGAAAATAGTTAGATCGATTTGCTTCGAGTTGGTAAGCGTGCACGAACACACACAACAACAAAACAATCCAAGTTGAAAAGCGACCCACCCCGTCGAGATAATTCCGTTTTAAAAGCAGGATAACAAGGGGGCTGATTGTGGGGGTAACCCCTACTCTCAACCTCTACGAATAAAATTGGATAAAAAATATATCGAAAATGGCCTAGAAATTCTTATAAGGGTGAAATATCCCTTAAAAGTGGATTTAAAGTATCGTGAGTGTAGAATATGCTAATTTGAAGGATACTGTCCGTAACCTTTAAGGTTATAGAGCGTAACCTTAAAAGAAATTAAATAATATCTTAACTATTGCATTTAGTATATTTATTTATATCTTTGTTATATGAAAGAGAGTAAGGAGATTAAAATTAAGTATAAGTCTGGGATATTGCATAAGGGTAGTATTAAGGGTGAGGCTTATGTTGAGGCTCAGTATGATTATGTTAATGCGAGTACAAAGAGTGTTAAGCGGTTTAATAATGCTTTGATGATCTTGATGGGTATTGATGGCTGTGAGCGTAACTTGATGGATTGGTTGGCTGACAATATGACTAATGGGAATTACGTGAATAACAATGAGATAACTAGGAAAAATTTCATTTCTTTTCATTCAAAGCATTCTAAGGGTGTAAGCAAGACTTATTCTGATAAGACAGTTAGTATTGCATTTCAGAGGTTGTGTGCTGCTGAGTTGCTTATTTTTGTTACTAGGGGATGTTATTTGGTTAATCCTATGTATTATTATGCTGGGGATGATGTTAGCCGGATAAATGCGATTAAGATGGTTATGGAGTTCAAGTCTGGTGTTGATACAAAAATTACAATTCAAACTAAATAGATATGGAGAAGACAATTTACATTAAAAATTAAACAAATAAGATTATGACATTAGAACAAGTAAAGGCATTGATTAAAAAGAGGGAGACGGCTTCTGTAGAGGTTGGTCCGGTAAATTTTGGTAAGTTGGTTGAGTGGAGTAAGGGTGAGGAGTTCATGGGCTTTCTGACTGTTTCAGATTTGGTTAGGCGGGCGTATGTTCGTGTTGGGGATGATACTATTCTTTTCCACGTTGGGGTTGACATTTTAATAACTAAAGCTGGTTGATATGGAAAGGACTATAAATTTGAGCAATCCTAATGAGATTATTTTCATCAATGATGTTGGGGGAAAAACTTACGTGTTTACGTCTGATGTATTGGTTTCAGCATTGGAGTTATACATCAATACTAAGGCTGAAATGGAGGAAGAAAATGAAAAAGCAAACGATAGCGTTCGTAAAGGATGATTGTGACGGTCTTAGGATGTTGGATAAACAGTTATTTTTAAGTTCCCTAAAAGACTTTGGCTCTGGGTGTAAGATGAAGATAACTTATGAGCATTACTTCCCTCAGAGGAGCCTTAAACAGAACTCTGTAATCCATTGGTACTGCGATGAACTTGCGAATGAATGTGGGATGCAGAATGAGGATTTTAAAATGATGATGAAGCTTAAATTCCTTAAGCGTGCTGCATTGGATAAGAATGGCGACATAATGTGTGATGAAAATGGAGAGGTCCTTACATACATTCCTTCTACTTCTGATTTGGACACAAAGGAGATGGCAGAATTTATAGATAACATCCGGCTTTTTGGAATTGAGGTTCTTGGATATGAGTTACCTATTCCAGACGAGAACTACAAGATTAACTTCCAGGAGGAGCACAAGAAAAAATTAATAAACAAATAAATTTTAACAATAAAAACAAATAAAAAATGGGAAAAATTAAGTACAAAATCAAACCAAATCTTCCAGAAATTGATGTTCTGGAGTATGATGGTCACTTGTCAGAAGAAGTAGAAGCCTTTATTGGTAAAGAATTAATTGAAGAGGAAGTAAGGACTGGAGATTACTGGATTAAAGCAGCAAATGGTAAAAAGAGCCTATTAAAAGGTGTTTACTTATCTAAAAATATGATAGACAATTCAATTCATGTTTTTGAGCCAGAAGAATTTCATAAATTTCACGAGACTGTGGAAAGTGAGGAAGAATTAAAAGTATGTCAAGCAAGTCCAGATTATCAAACAATGTGCTTTGAACTTGAGCAAGAGATGGATATTTTAAAACAACATCTTGCAAATATGGGTTCTAATGAAATGCAAAAAAATATTAGATTTCAATGCGTAGATTTGGCCACTAGAACTTCGCAAACAGAAGGTTCTGGCAGTAAAATGCCACATGATGCAACTTCACTAATACAAGCAGCCGAATTAATTTACACTTTTATAAACAAATAATTATGTCATCAACACTAACAATTAACAGCATAGAGCTGAAAAAGAACGGTCAGGAAGTATTCTTAGACTACGAGCAGCTTATGAGCGCAGAAGGTACACCAACTTTCAAGGACAAGAACAAAAAGAACCGCAGCAAGAAGCCGAGTGACGACTTGATTAATGCATTCGTTATGATGGTACCTCATTTGATGTACACGACACAGATTTTTAAAGTTGGGCCAACGGACGATGCGTTTTTCGAGTTTGGTTTCTTAACCGATCCACAATTTTTGGGTATTAACGTGACCTCTGTTGCGATTTCTGGCAAAGAGAGGGATATTATCGTATTAACCGGAGAAAAGGTAACAGACAAGCTAGAGGTGGTTAAATTTAAGTCACCACCTATTTGGTTGGAAGATGTTTCAGAAAAGGCATATCCATTTTTAAATAGACTGAATGAGAATTTGGAGAGTTTATTAGCTGAGGCTGAGAAATACTACCACGGAAAGTATGAGCCGGAAGCTCAGCAGGCTTTGTTCCAATAAAATTTAAATACTCAGTTTTCGAATTGGGGATTTTTTGTATATTTGCTATGCCACAGAGGCTTTAAAATTTAAAACAATGAGTAAGCAATTAAAAGCTAAGTTCAAAGTAGATGCTGTAACACATTACAGTGAATTTCTGAGACAAGTAAAAATGTCTGCCTGTTATTCTCCGGATAAAAATTCTGAGGATAATCAATTTAGTCAAGCAACCCCAAGCGGGGATTTAACTATGATGATTAGTAATCCAGATGCAATGGATTTCCTTAAACCAAATACAAAATACTATTTGACTTTTGTAGAGGCAGAAGATTAAATTATTTATAAGCTGGGAACTTATGAGAAAGTCAATCATTAATTTGGTTGGCTTTTATTTTTTTTATACTTTTGATTAAGCCATTGAGAGAATACACTCCTTTGAGCAATTAAATTTTTATGAAAAGTACAATAAGAGTCGAAATGGACTTCGACAGCGGTAAGCCGTATCTACAAATTAATCTGCCGGAAACACATCCAATGGTAGAAGACCTAAGTCTCGATCTAGTAGACAAAACACTTAGGTTCTTTAAAGAAGAAGCTTCAATGCATGGCGTTGAGTTAGTTCACAGAGGCGATATGAATAAACCTCAAATCAGAATTTTACCACCAAGAGAAGTTCCTAGTCCGAAATCAATTGATTTAAAAGATGTGTTTACCCATTTTGAATTAAATTTACAAGATTTATTTTCTGTAATAAATGAGAATGAAATGATTAGAATCGCTAAAAAAATCTGTGAGCATTACGGAGGAACTTTAGAAATGATTGAAAAGTCTGAATAGAATTTCTATATTTGCATTGATTCCCGTTCGGGAACATATTTCACGAATGGTCGGTCTGTGGTAGGACGGACCATTTCTTTTTTAACTAAATTTTAATCGATTTAAGCTACTTTAATTATTTTTATGAGCAAATCTACTACTTCAAATAAAAAATACGCAGGATGGAACTATATTTGCGATCGTATGCGCTATCAAAACTCTATTGGTGACTATCGTTGTGATGAAAAAGTCGAGGGCAACCAAAAGTGTGAAAAACAATGCGAGAAGTGTCTTAATTACTATTCCGAAAAAATAATTGAGAAATAAATTAAAAAAATACTTGACAAGTTGTAAAATATGATTATGTTTGCGTTATGAAATCAGAAAAAGAAATTACAATTGTTCCTAAAAATACTTACACCAAGAGTGAGTATGCAAAAGCTTATCAAATAAGCCGACCAACAGTAGATAGTAAGATTAAATCAAAAGAAATTAAAGCAGTTGAGGTTAATGGGACTACATTAATTTTAGCATAGTTTTTTTTGGCTTTAAACATTCGCAAAACGTAAAGAATATGGAATTAAAATTTTATCAGAAAATTTTTAAGGAGGCTTATCAGTTCCCATTAAAAGTTCAAATAACAAGGCACGCTCCTATATGCAGTGGAGTATATCTCATAACAGAAATATTTTTAGGAGAGGAGGTTATAGTATATGTAGGTTCTTCTAAACAATTAAGAAGTAGAGTTTACTCACATCCAATAGTTAACAAGTTAAAGAGAGAAGGTATTTTTGGAAATTTGTATGTGATACCTATGAAAGAAAACGTTTATAAAGAGGAAGAAATGTGGTTTATTGGTAAATTAAGCCCTAAGTTTAATAAGCACGGTATAAATTCAATTACATAATGGCAAAAAGAGAATTTAAAGGGATATGGATTCCTAAGCATATTTGGATTAATAAAAATCTTTCAATAAATGAGAAGATTTTATTGATGGAGATTGACAGTTATGATAATGATTTTGGCTGTATAGCTACAAATAAGACACTTTGTGAAGATATTTTAATTCAACCAAGTACAGTAAGTGGTTTAATAAAATCATTACAAGAAAAAGGCTACATCAATATTGAATATAAAAACCTAAACACTTTCGAAGGTAGAAAAATAACAGTCACTAAGGTACCCTTCGAGTTTCCGAAGGGGGCTTCGGATTCATCGGGGGGGGCTTCGGATTCATCGAAACCTAGTAATCCATTTAGTAATACATTTAGTAAGAATATCAAAGATATTCTCTTGTCCGAAGTTTCTATTTCCGATATTAAATCAGATTCTCCTTATGTTGATTACTATAAAATAGCGACAGCATTTTTAGAAGTATTTAAAAAGAATAAAATAATTCTTGGCGATAAAAATATTAAATATCTTGATGGTGCAAAATTTCAAGCATATACTGACCCAATAAGGTTATTGATTGTTACGGATGGTTATACTAAAGAAGATGTTTTAGTTGTGTATAACTTCTTAAAAGGTGAAAATTCTAAGTTTTGGAAACCAAATATTTTATCTACAAGTAAATTAAGGGATAAATTTAGTAGGTTACTTATAGAAGCTAAAAAAACAGAAATACCAAAAGAAGAATTAGGTTATACCCCTCAAATCCCAAACTAAATGATAAAAAAATATAAAGATATTGAGGTTAAGCTTTCACAAATGAGGGAGAGTGGCAATCCAGTAGGAGATACTACTGGATTTAGGACATTAGATGCAATTTTTACCGTAAAGCAGGGCACTTATGTTTTTATTCAAGCTGCACCTCACCATGGCAAATCTGAATTATGTTTTGAAGTAGCATTCAATCAAGCAATAGAATTTGGTAAAAAATCTTTAATTTATTCTCCAGAAACTGGAAGTGTTGAAGAAATTTATGCAGAATTTATCCATAAGTACACTGGTAAACCTTTTTACAAAGCAATAAGTGGTTCTATGGATGATAGAGAGTTTATAGCAGCAGTAAATTGGATTGACCACATGTTTACAATTGTATGTAGCGACGACAGAGCGTATTCTTTTAAAGAGTTAACAGATATGGTCACTGATGAAAAGATAATCATTGCAGAGCCTTATAATGAGCTTAAACACGACATGGCATCCTTTGGTGCAAGGCAAGATTTGTACATTGAAGATTTTGTAGGAGAAGTTAGAAGATATTGCAAAAAGAAAGAAATGTATGCCATCATTACCTTACACCCCGCTAACCAAGTAAAAGTGAGTAAGAAAGTTAATGGAGAAACTATTTATTTCTATCCAATGCCAGAAGCTAGAGGTGCAGCAGGCGGGCAAGCGTTGTTGAGAAAAGCTATGACTTGGATAAATATGTGGAGACCCCCAAAGGGAATGAAAAATGAGCGAGGGGAACCTTATGCAGAAAATGAAGTTTTAGTATCTGTAGAGAAGGCTAAACCAAAAGGAGTTTCTAAAAAAGGTATGATTTCTCTGTTCTTTGATTGGAAAAAAAACAGGTATTATGAAGTTTTAAACGGCAATAAATGTTATGCTTTTGATCATAAAAATGAGCCAGTTAAACCAACTTATGTTCAAACTAATATTTACTCACAAGTAGAAGGTGATGAAGACCCAGGATTTTAAATTATGATTGAGGAAAACAGAAAACTAAAAATTAACGCTCTAACTGAAACTGAAAAGCATTATAAAAATTTAGCCGAGGTTTATGTTCATTATTATGAAGATCATTTAGATAGGGAATTAAAAATATTCTTGGCTAAGGGTGTGATTGTAGAAATGGAAAGTGATTTGGCTAAGTGGCACCAAAAAAATAAACCTAACGATACATCAAAAAAACAATTGTATAGGCTAGGTATTCTTCAAAAAGCAATTGATGTAATGGGTTCATTATCTTCTACGAATATACATGCCAAATTAACTTTTAATAAGCTAAGAAAAGAGATAGATTCTTTAGAAGAAGAAAATAACGAATTAAAAGAAACGATTAAAAAATTAAACCAACTTATAGATGAGACTTCTGAATGATGACGGTTCTTACAATTACAGTTCTTTTGAAGGCACTAATGGGACATGGACCATCATAGGTTCTAAAAGTCAATCAAATCATAAAGATCCATTTTTATGTATTGATACTTTTAAAAGCGACAAAGGCGAGTATTTAGAAGTTAAAAGAGAAAAGGTTTTTCAGCAAGCGTCAAAAGGAAAAATAATTCCAGTTCTCACTTCAAAGATTAAACCTATTAAGACCTACGATAAAAAAGAGTGGGACAAATTATTAGGAAGAGCAAAATAAAAACAATATGTCTATAAATATTTACGATGCCTTAAGAAGGCACTTTCCAGAAAAAGAATATGCATTAATGTCTGAGGTTAGAGATTCTGCAGGATTTAGCGCAAGTAGATCAGCAGATTACATGGCTATGAACCTTTGGCCAAGTAGAGGTCTTGGATTACATGGAATTGAGAAAAAAGCAAGTCGTTCGGATTGGTTAAATGAACTTAAAAAACCAGAAAAGGCAGATGTTATTTTTAAATATTGTGATTTTTGGTGGCTTTTTACTACAAATGTAGGCGTTGCTAAAATTGAAGAAATACCTTCTCAATGGGGTTGGATTCAATTAATAAATGGTAAGATTAAAGTAATGAAAGATGCTCCAAAATTAACTCCATGTGTTATGGATAGGAGTTTCCTAGCGTGTATTCTTAAAAGAGCAGTTAGTAAAGATGGGTTTATCAGCACTGACAGTATATCAGATAAAGTTTTAGAAGCAAAGGAATCGGGTAGAAGAGAAAGTAAATATGAATTGGATAGGATTCAAAAACAATTACAAGAAGTAAATGAAAATGTTAGAATATTCCAAGAGCACACAGGGATAGACTTACAAGCAAAACGATGGATGCAGCCAAACATAGAGAAAATCTCTGAGGCTGTTAATTTCATCGCAACAGGAGGTAGTGAAAAATTAAAATCTGATTTATTAAAACTGGAGCAGACTTCTGAAATCTTATTAAAATCAATACAAAAAGGATTATTAACATTAAAACAAACAGAATTAAAGTTATGACCTATTCCGAAATACTAATCCACGAAAGAGAGATGTATGTATCCCGTGTCCTCTCTAAAGAAAAACTAAAAGAAAGCCGGGATAAAATGGGATATGAACCACCAACAATTAAATCAAGACAAATAAAATTAGAATTTAACTAAAATTATCAATTATGGATATTTTTAGTAATTTTACACTTAATCTAAGAAATTAAATAAAACAAATATGACAAACGACATCCAATTCGGAGAAGAAGGTAGGGATAAACTACTTGTTGGCGTAAATAAGCTGTCTAACGCAGTTAAAACCACATTAGGTGCCAAAGGAAAGAACGTGATTATAGGCACAGACTTTGGTCTTCCAATAATCACAAAAGATGGTGTAACCGTAGCAAAGAGTATCATGCTTAATGATTACATAGAGAACATGGGAGCATCACTTGTAAAAGAGGTTGCATCAAAGACTGCGGAAATAGCAGGTGACGGTACTACAACAGCCACAGTACTGGCCCAAGCAATGTTAACTAAAGGAATTTCAGAAATTAATTCTGGCGCTAATCAAGTTTTGCTAAAAGCAGGCATGGATATGGCTACAAAAAAAGTAGTTGAAGTTTTAAAAGAACTTTCTACACCTATTGACGGAAAAGAGCAGCTGATAAATATCGCTACGGTTTCTGCTAACAACGATAAAGAAGTTGGAGGCTTAATTGCTGATGCTGTTAACTACGTGGGTGTTGATGGTAACATTACAATTGAACAAAGTGGAAACATTTACACTAAAGTTATCAAGGTAGACGGATTAAAATTTAAGCAGGGCTATTTGGATAGGCATTTTGCTATTGGTTCTCGTAACGGTAAAGTTGAGCTCAACAATGTTGCGATTTTGATGTATGATTCTAAAATCGCAACTATGGCTGAGATCATTCCGATTTTAACAGAAGTCGCTGATAAAAAAATGTCATTGCTTATCATTGCAGAAAATGTTGAAGGAGAGGCTTTAAAATCCCTAGTAGTAAATAATATTCAAAAAAACATCAATGTCTGCTGCGTTAAAACACCTGGTTATGGAAACAACCGTTATGATTTAATGAACGACATCGCCATGTTAACCGGAGGTATTTTTGTTTCTGAGGACATGGGCCTGCAGTTGGAAAATCTTAGCATTAAAAATTTGGGTTTTGCGAATAAGGTTACGATCACTGAGACTGCTACAATCATCCAAGGTGGAGTTGCTGACAAAGAGATTATCGAAGAGACAGTTGCTCAAATAAAAGAGAAGATTGAAAATCCAAGTGAATCGGATGTTCCTTTCTTAAAGTACCGTTTGGCTAATTTATCTAATGGAGTGGCTACGATAAAAGTTGGTGGTACTACTGAGGTAGAAGTTCAAGAGAAGATTGATCGTATAGATGACGCGTTGCGCGCTACAATTAGCTCATTAGAGGAAGGTTTTGTTAGCGGGGGTGGTTCTGCATACATAAAATGTATTGATGCCTTAGTAGACCTTAAAAACGATAATCCAAAACATTTAGTTGGGATTGAAATTATTCAAAATGCTTTAGAGCAGCCGTTCTTACAAATATTAAACAATGCTGGTATTGAAGACAGTGAAACTCTTCTTTCAAAAGTTCTAATTGCTGAATATGGGTTTGGATTTAATGTTGTTTCTGAGCAGATAGAAAATCTTTTGGAAAACGGAATTATAGATCCAACTAAAGTATCTCGTGTAGCATTGGAAAATGCCAATTCAATTGCGGCTACGTTTTTAACAACAGATTGTATAATTTCTAACATTTCAGATTTCGAATAATGGGTAAAGTTCCATCGGACAGATTATTGGTAAGACCGATAACTGATAAAGAAGTAGGTAAATTTTTTGTAGCATCAAACGGCAGAGAAAAGCCAGAAAAGGGAGAAGTGATGCAGGTTGGCAATAAAGTAGAGGAGTTTAAACAAGGTGATGTAATCTACTTTGGATTAAATGCAGGCTCTAATCTTGTTATAGATGGAGAGAGACTACTTTTATTAAGGGAACCAGAAGTTTTATATGCTGAATAAATGAGGATATCAAAAAATTGGGTGCTGGTAAAGCCGGACGAAAACTTTAAAAATTACAATGGAGGCAAGATTGTTACTGCGCTAGATGCTGATAGCGCAGGACAACGCCTCTCAGTTAGGGGTAAAATTATTTCACTTCCTAAAAAATTGGTTTACAACGGTAATGAAATTAAAAAAGAACGTTCGGTTTTTGCAAATGATAGATCAAGTGTGTCTATCATTTCTGCGTTAAAGGATGTTTCGATGTTGTACGATGTAAACATCGAACCAAAAGTTGGAGATACTGTATTTTTCAACTACATGGAGCATTATGAATGTTACCAGAATGGTAGATGGATTGAAGGTGAGGATGGAGATATGCTTTTAATGAGGTATGACAACTTAATTGTGTCTCACCCATTAAATAACACGTCAGCTATAAAACCGTTGAATGGGCTTGTTCTTATTGAGCCAATTAAAACAAAAGAAGAAGAATCAATGACAACTGTTGAGCTTCAAAAATATAAACACAAAATCCATAAAACAGGATTAGCTAGGGTAATAAAAACTGGCCAAAAATGTAAAGGATATTTAGAAGATTTGAATGGACCAGAAGATACCAATGAAATAAAGGAGGGTCAGATTATTATTTATAAACCTTCTGGAGCACATCTATTGGAATGGGGCCTTCACCAAACTCTTTTTAAAAATAGAAGGATAATGGCTATACACAGAAGAAACATTTTATACTACGAATAATGGCAGATTACGATTTTTCAAAATGTATGTACGATATTACGGTTCCCATGCCAAAAGGTATGGTTGCCGCTTATCCAGAATTGTCCTCTTACGAAGAGATTACTGCAGCGCACAATGACAATGAGATAAAGATTAGCTTAATGCTTACAGATGCGGGAAGTCCATTTCTAAAAGTCAAGGTATTAAAAGAAAAATTGGTAGCTATATTTTCCTACTTGGATATACCTCTGAAAAATGCCAAAAATAAATTGCTTTTTGATAGCGTTTTAAATTACGACAATGATCGTGTATTTGCCATGTGTGGATTATTCCTACAGATGCAGAATAATCACGAATTTACCTATTGGTGGAACACAAACCAGCTCTACTATTCTTTGATGACTGAGATGGGTAAACCAAGGGTTAAATTACAAGATGGATCCCAAGAAGAAATCACAAGATACGTTGATAGAAAGCTTAAAATTCAGAAGCAGGCAGATCCAATTAAAAATGATTTGCTAAAAATTGAGGCTGAGATATTTTCAGATAGTAAAATGAAAATGGCTATTGCCAAAAGTAAACTCAGATTGACTCGGACTTACACCGAAATGCATGCAGACGAAAATAGTGTTGAGTAGAAAATCATAAAAATGATAAATTGGTCAGAAAAAATAAAGGCAAGTGATACTGAAATCGATTTATTCGATACGCCACTATACACACGTAAATTTAACAAAACAAACTACAAGACTGTTTATGGTTATAAGGTAGAGTTCCCCGTTGAACCACCAGATGAAGAATGTATAAATTACGGACTTCCTGTTAATGATCAAATATTCAGACGTACCCATCAACCAAATGATTTAGAATATTGGGATTTAAAAGAAAAAGAGCAGTTTATCGCAGATGAAAGACATAGAAGAAAAAATGGGTATTGGATGTTCATTGGAGGTGAAAAATATTACATACCAGGGCTTTTTATTTTCTTTTTAGTTTATTGGACATTACAAACAGGAAAGAAGGCATTATTTAGAATGTCAGATTTAGATTTTTTCCATATTTGGATGCATGTAGTAAGAAGTCCTTGGATTTTTGGTCTTGTAATTTTTAAATGTCGTAGAATTGGAGATACAGAAAAAGCGCTATGTATCATTTATGAGTATGCGTCCAGAGTAAAGAACACCTTAAATGGATTAAGTGATTGTCGTAAGTTTGACGAGATACTTTTAACTTACGCAAGGCTTACATTTGCTCATGAGAGAATGTCTTTCTTTATGAAGCCCATAAATAGAGGTTCTTCTAATCCAAAAGCTAAGCTAGAGTTCAAACATCCGGAAACCAAAGAAAGTGTAAAAAAAATACACAATAAAAATAGCAAAGATGTTAACTCTGAGCTAGAGTTTGAGTTTGATGCTTTGGGTTCAGAAATTATACCTTACTCATCTACTCCGTCCGCTACTGACGGTAAGCGTCATGGCAGACTGTACTTCGATGAGTTTGGAAAGCCAAAAACACTTAATCCAATTGATGCTTGGAGATTTGGCAAACTTTCTTTAATGGATTTAATTACCGAAGAAATCATAGGTAAAGCTTTATTTACATCTACTATTGAACAGGAACCTGGTACTAAATCTAAGTTCTTAGAAATAAGTCAAGAAATGTGGGATAATTCAAACCCAGAGATTTTAAACGAGAAAGGACAAACTACGAGCGGACTTATTAGAATTGTAAGGGGAGCGCTTGAGCGTGGTAAGCCAGATAGATTTGGTCGTACCGATAAAGAGCGTTTGAGAAAAGAAATTGAGTCTCAAAAGAAGTTCCTGCTGGAAAATAGAAAGTGGAAGGACCTTATTGAATTTGGTCGCCAGAACTGTATCGATGAGCAAGATATTTTTGCTTCAATGACTGGAGACAGTAACTTTAACGTAGAGAACCTTACACAAAGAGAACATAGGTTAAGATATGAGAAAGGTTTAGCTAAGTGGGTAAGGGGTAATTTTCATTGGGTTAACGGTAAAAAGTTTGGTGATGTATATTGGCAGCCAAACGAGAATGGTCGCTTTGTTGTTTCTGGACATCCTAAAGATTGGGGTCTTAAAGCAAATGCTAAAAGTGCATTTTCAAAAAAACCAAAACCGAAGAACATACATGCGTTTTGTGCCGGAATTGACCCTGTGTCTCAAAAGGATGTGCTGGAGAAGAATCCATCCAAAGGTGGGCTTGTTATAAAGCGTAAATTTGATCCTACATTTGATAGCGGTAAATTTGATGAGGATGGCGACCCTTTGAATGGTGGTGAGCAATTTTCTACTAATAGATACGTTTGTGCTTTATTATGGAGATGGGCTGAGCCAACTCAAAATTATGAAGATTGGGCCATGGCGCTTATTTATTATGGATCAGACTTTCTTATTGAGAAAAACCATAGTGCGGGTTTTCAGACTTACATGGAAGGAGCTGATTTAGATGGCTACTACATGGATAATAGCAAAGGTGTTAAAAACCACGCTGGACAAGTTGAAAGTTGGGGTATCTCTGCGAACGAAAAGTCAATAGACTATTATTTCAGTTTACTTTCTACAATCACAAACAAATGGTGGAACACAATTGATATTCCGGTTATACTTGATCAACTGAAAAGCATGAATGTAGAGAATAGGGGTTCAAAGGATGTTGGTGTAGCTGCGGGTATTTGTGAAATTGCTGCCCAAAGAGACTTGCCAAAACCAAAAGACAGAGAGAAAGAGAGTAACACACACTTTACCGAGATTATAGTATAATATTTTTTTATGATAACTTTTTGTACTTTTGATTCAAACTATTGGCAATGAACGTTAAAAAAATATCCGACTACGCTGAAAAAGGCAAATACAACTATCCGCAGGAAAATATTAATCCTAAGATTAAGAAAACCAAGGAATGGTACCAACAGCAGGTAGAGGCGATGACTCACATGTATGTCAATAATCTTTGCGCTATTCCTTTTCGAGTTGATCCAAATACTGGAGGAGTTTCTATAGCTACTTTAAGAGCTTATGCAACCGGAAGACAGGGTAGTAAGATGATAAAGAAAAAGCTGCTTAAAGAATCCAAGGATGGTAGCGGAAAATTTATCACTAAAATGAAGGATGTATTTGATACATACGATGTATTGCCGGAGATGTTTGATGTTATACGTGCCATTAATCAACGCCAAGAATTTGAGCTAACAGCTAGTTGCTTGGATTACGAAAGCATGAATGAAAAGGCTTTAGAGAAATCAATGCTTAAGTTCTTGATTAAAAAAGAAACTAAGGATTTGATGGACAGGTCTGGGTATAAGGTAAATTCTCAATTATCTCCAGAAGAAATGGCCCAAATGACAGATGGAGATATCGATATGATATTTGAGAGTGGTGGCTATCTAATGCAAAAGGAATTAGCCTCTATTGCTTGTTGTCAAGAAACCATGGATGCTAGTGGTTCAAAGGAAATAGAAAATCTTATAAATGATGATTTTATAACTTTGGGATACGCTGGTATAAAAACATATATCGATAGAGCTACGAATACAGTTAAATACAGATATGTTGATCCTGCGAAGGTATTTCTACCTTACTCACAGTATAGAGATTACAGGGACATTACAAGGTGCGGAGAGTATCGTAAAGTAACTATAGCAGAAATAGTAGAGATTAATCCTAACCTAACACCTGAGCAGCTACAAGAGCTTGTAGAGGGATATGCTTACATGAACCCAGACTATAAGGCGTTTTACGAAGGTAACGGTCAGTATCTCGAAGAGAATTTCGTTAGAAGCATCGAGAAATGTGTTGTATGGATTTTTGATGCTCAATGGATAAGTGCTGATGTTAAAACAAATCTTATTACTAAACATCCAAATGGCAATGACATTGTAAGAGATGTTGACTACGATTACAAATTAAATTCACAGGAAGAAAAAAAGAACGTAAAAATCAAACGTACTAAAACCATAAAGAAATACGAAGCTATTTGGGTTGTTGGTACAGATATCATGTTGCAGTATGGCCAAGCAGAAGATACAGCTTACTACGGCAAGTCTGGCAATAAAACACCTAGACTAGATTACTTCTGGGCCAGAACTGGTAATATGTCTCTTGTACAAAGATGTATACCTCATGTTGATGATATCAACTTAAATGCGGTAAAACTAAGACAAGCAGTAGCTACTCTTATTCCTGCGCCAAGAATGGTTATTCAGCAACAATTGTTAGACAATGTATGGTTAAATAACATTAAACAACAGCCGGAGGATTTGATCAGAACAATGGTTGAAACAGGGATACTCGTTGTTAATGGTGTAGATGATCATGGTAGACCTGTTTATCAAAACTCGAAAGCAATTGAGTTTATGAATACCAACATTGCAGAAGATGTAAATCTTTTCATGGGAATGATTAGAGAAGGTATAAATAGAATCAGACAGGTTCTTGGTCTTCCGGAGGGATTAGACGGGACTTCTGGTAATCCTTATACTGGTAAGGGCCAAACAGAAATGGCAGCAGCTGCATCAAGCAATGCTATGTATCCTACTTTAAGTAAGCCACAAGACATACTTAACCCAGCGCTTAATGATTGCGTTAAAAAATGGCAGGTGTATTCTAAGAATAAAGACCTGGATGTTAAGTACAGTCCGCTTGGCGCCACCACTAAAGAGATTTTAAGATTGGGTGCAGATTTTTCTAAGTCTGATATTGAGGTTAGAATTAAGTTAGCGCTTAATGAGGAGCAGAAACAATTCCTATTGCAGCAGCTTAACATTATGTCTGAGCAGTACACTGCTACCAATGGTCAACTAGGCACAAGTAAAGCTGAGTATATGCTATTATTTGATATGATCATGGCTGGAAGAACTAAGTTAGCTATGTTTAAAATTGCTCAGATTGAGAAGAGAAGAGAATCTTTGGCTGCTATAAGTAAAAAGCAGGATAATGAGTTTAATTTGAGATCACAGCAAGAAACTGCTAAGTTAAGTGCTGAACAATTAAGACAGACCATTAAACTTGAAAATGAGGAGAAACGCAAAACTGCTATAACTACTGAGGCTCAAAAAAGAAAAACAACTGCAACCGCAGCTTATATGAAGACTTTTGACATGGAAGGACAGCCAATGCCTCAGTCTATTTACGAGCAAATTATGCAAGAAGCAGATGAAGAGATAGCGGCTTCTTTTGCACAAGATGAGCAAGAAGTAAGTGGAGATATGCAACAAGAAGAAGCAATGATGCAACAACAACCAATGTTGTAAATTTGGAAATAAAACAAATAAACAATTATATTTACAAAATAATCTAAAACATGGGTTTCAACGATTTATTAGAAAAACACGAAAACAGTCAAGGCCAATCCGTAACGGACACGCTTGAACAGCCTAATGCAGTAAGTGCAGAAGGCACGTCAGCGCCAGTAGTTCCGGAAGAACCTATGACACCACCACCAGCAGAAGATACAAACGTACCTCCTGTTGAAGAAAAAAATACACCAGAGGTTATCCAACCCGATTACAACAAATTTTTGGAAGAAAGTTCTGAGGGTTTGTTTAAATCAGTAGATGACTTTAAATCAAGCTTGGACAAGGTTAAAAACTTTGATGAGATTGCAAAGGAGAGGGATGCGCTAAAAGCACAGACCGAGATTGATCCTTTTGCGAACGACTTCGTTAAAAAGTATAATGAACTTGTAAAGGCTGGCAAATCACAAGACCAGATAAATTCGTTTATCCGTATCAACCAACTTGGAGATGTTTCTGAGTTATCCGATTATCAAGCTAAAGTTGAAAAACTTGTGCAAGATGGATACAAAAGAGATTTCGCAGAGAGAAAGATTACTAAAGATTTCAATCTAAATATTGATGTTAGCGGTGATCATCTTGAACCAGAAGAAATTGAAGCTAATAAAGCTTTATTGGAAGATTCGAAAGAGGAGCTTAGGATTTCTGCAAATGCAGACCGAGCAGCTTTAGAGGACTTAAAAGTAAAACTGTCGGATACCACCGATAATAACGCAGATAACAGAGCATTGGCAGAAGCAGCTCAGATTAAGGAATACCAAGATAAACTTAAACCAGTAGTAGCGGGCATAGCAGCGCAGTACAAAGGATTAGGTGAATTGAACGTTAATGGCCTTACTGGAGATAAAGCTAAGACAATGAACTTTGAAGCCGACCCAGAGTATGTAGCGCAAGCCGAACAAAAACTGTTCGATTACTTTAAAGACGGTAAAACCCCTGTTAACGATCAAACAGTGTCAGAGGCTAAGGCTTATCTTGATGCTGTATGGATTATGAACAACAAGGAAAAGTTTGCGCAAATTAACTACAACCAAGGAATAGCAGACGCTAAACTAGCGGCAGTAGATGAGTTTGAAAATAAAAGTGGTATTCCAGTTAGTGGACTTCCCCCTGTAACAGCGGAGGCAGCGACTTCACTAAGAGACCAACAACGTAGAGCGGCAAGGGGCGAAGACGATTAATTTATTAACAATTTAAAAACCCAAAAAACAGATGCCAAATACTATTCCACTTACCCAGCCGCAGACCATCCAGACCGGATTGGCTGACGTATTGTTGACGCAGGCAGATTTCCTTCGTAACAATACCCACATTTTAAACGAGTTCTTCAACACTTATGGAGGCTACACTACTTTTGCAGCAAAATTGCGTGCATTAGGATGGGCTACACCACAAGCAGTGCAGAGTCCTATTACTGAACATTACTTCCAAGGTCGTGAGAAACGCTCATTTACCGTTGGTGCTATTAACACAGTATCTACTGGAGTTGGTGGTCAGATTGTAGTTTCTGTTGCCGCAGGTGACATGAGAACTATCGTAGGTGACGATGGTGTAACTCGTAGATTCTCTCGTCCACGTAAAGGTGAGGTAATTCAGTTCGCTGATAAAAAGAACTACAAAATTATTGCTAAAGATCAGACTACAAATCCTCACCGTTTGACTATCAAACCAAAGGATTCAGCAGTAGACCCTGGTACGGCAATTATTGTTAGTGCTAAAGCATTCATCTTGGCTCCTACAGCTGCTGAGGGTGCTGGTCAACCAAAATCTGTAGAGAATACCTACGGAAAGTATCAAAACCGTTTTGCTATTGTAAAAGAGGAGGCTTTAACTTCTGGTACAGCTAAAACCACTAAATCACCTTTAAAGATGATTACTGGACAGCCTCAGTACTGGTATGTTAAGGATGTTGAAGAGGCGACTGTACGTCACGAGATCAACAAATCAAAAATCCTTTTACACGATAGTTTAGGTGACAACGTTCAAGAATACGTTGTAGATTTTGATGACAACTTCCCAGATAGAGGTACAGAAGGATTTATCCAATATGCTACTACTGCAGGACAGGTTAATACCTATACTGATTTAGATAGCTATGACTTGGATGAGTTCGATGATGTTGCTGCTTACTACAAATCTTTGATGATTGCATCAAACAATGTTTTAGTATGGCAAGGTAATGACATTGCTACTCGTGTTGAGAATGTTCTTGTTGACTTTTTAGCTGACAAATCGTTCATTAGCTACGTTTCTGGCAATTTTAT